CTTTCTCCCCAATATCTTGGATGGAAAGGTGCTGCTTCTACAGTGGTGAAAGGTTCGGTCGACAGACTGAGCCCTGCTGCTCGAATCGCAACATTGTTGAATCTCTGGCGTGGCGACTTTGTATTTGATTTTCACTTTGTGAAGACTCAAATGCATTCTGGCCGCGTCAGGATCTCCTCCCGACTCTACAACTACGCTACGCAATCGTTCCCGTTGAACGACATGCCAGGGTATACCGAAACTGCAGATGTGGATTTAACAACTTCATCTACTGTACGTTTCCGTATCCCCTTTGCTGCCGTTCGACCTTGGCTGTTGACTGAAATCGACCGGGGAGTACCTTTAACTTCTGGTGACGCTAGGAACTATTGTTTGGGACAAATACAAATGACGGTTATTAACCCTCTTGTTGCTGCCCCACAATGTGCCTCCGTCGTCGAAGTTATTGTGTTCTCCCACATGGAAAATGCTCAGTTCGCAGTCCCGAATCAGACCACGTTTTTGCCTTATGGACTCCCCACCACCGCACTGGCCTCATCATCCACCTTGGAAGTGGTCCCCACTAACAAGGGTAAGAAACCACCAAAGCGCTCTAAGCGTGAGGTGGTAGAAGACATGGATAATGAGATACCAGTCGAAGGTACTGCTCAAGTTGGAGGTGTTGAAGATACGAAGGAGGTTTCAGAAGACCACATGAATGCAGGAGGACTTAAAATTCCACCGGCGTCCATGTGTGTTGGAGAGGTTGTGACGTCGGCGAGGCAACTCATTAAGCGTTTCATTCGTGTACAGACGTCAACATTTACTGCGATTCCAGCCAATGCAACCCAACCAGGAACGACTGCTACTAACCTTCTCATTCGACCCTGGCAGTTAACACCCGTTGCCACTGGCTCAATAACATCTACCACGCCTCTATACACCCCCACTGATTATATTCAACATCTCGCCCCGATGTACTCGTTTATGCGAGGATCTGTACGTTTTAAGCTTGCTTTATTAACCATTCCGGCCAACTTTAACGCTTCTATCCCCTTTTCCGTTTACATCAACAATTCTACGATCAATAGGACGGCCTCTAATCCAGGCTCTGCTATTGGTTCAGGAATTATGGCTTCCATCGTCA